AATTACCAATATTCGATAGAAGCGAGCCGGCTCCGTTGAGAAGTCCGTTAATCAAGTCTCGGCCGGAGTTGTAGAGCAAGTTTCCAAAACTACCGATAGCACCCATAACACGGCCCGGCAATCCACCGAAGAAACCGATTAAGCCGTTAATCATTGAAGCGGCTCCGTCTTTAATCTGTTGCCAATGTTGCATTATGAATAGTACGGCGAGCCCGATAGGTCCGGTAATGATAGCGAGTAGGAGCGGCCAATTGGCCCTAATCCAATCAACAAAAGCTCCAACGGCGTTTTGTACGCCTTGCCATAGGTCCCCCATAAACTTAGTAATAACGCCCCAATTCGAGACAATCAACCAAGCGGCGGCGGCCACGGCGGCAATAATCAATATCACCGGAGCAAAGGCAATTAACCAAGGAATAGCGGCGGCAATACCGGCGGCGGCGATTGAAATACCGGCGGCGATAGCACCAACGACCATAGAGCCGAAAGCGATAATCCACGGTATAGCAACGGCGACACCTCGAGCAATCCAAGCATAACCGGCCAAGGCGGCTTGAGCGACCATAGTAGCACCGGCAACGACGGCTTGAGCTTTCATTATTACGAAGTTTGCGACCCAACTAGCGGCACTCTTCACGGCCTGTACGGTCCAAGCGGCCCCGGCTACTACGGCACTAGCGGCCGATTGAGCACCGGTAACGACCGAGTTAGCTATAACCTTCGGCAAGTTGGCGACCCAAGCGGCGGCCGATAGAGCGGCTTGCTTTACCCAAGCGGCCCCGGCGACGACTGCTCCGGCGGCAATTTGGGCTCCGGCAATTAAAGCTTGAACACCGAGCATAATAAGCGTCGGTCCAAATATGGTAGCAAGTACGGCAATAAAGGCGAGTATTTCGTTCTTGTGGTCGATAAGGAATTGCTTCGAGGCTTGAACGGCCCCATTGAATATATCAAGGGCGGCTTTGGCAACGTCGAGGCCGTCTTTTGCGAGCCCGGCGAGGAATTGTTTAGCCGTATCGATAGCCGGGTTGATACCGTCAATAACGCCTTTAACCCAAGCGATAGACTTGCCGACAATATCGAATTTGAGTTGGAGGAATACGAGCCCGGCAACTAAAGCGGCAATACCCAAGGCAATTAACCCGATAGGACCGCCGGCAAGTATCATAAATGCCGCTCCAAGCCCTCCGGCCGCTTGTACGGCGGCGACGGCACTTCCAATAAACGTTGCAATCTTAAAGGCCATAAAGGCGGCCGCTATAGCAACGACGGCTTGAGCAATAGTCCCGGCGTGGTCGATAAGCCAACCGAAGGCGGCTTGAGCTTGAGGAGTGTATTTCTGTAGGTTTTTAGTAACAGTCAATAGAGCGTCGCTCAATTTCTGGAAGACACCGTTAGGGTCAATTTGTAATCCTTCGGAAGTAACCTTTACCCCGAGCAAGTTTCGGCCGAATTCAAGGAACGTATCCGATAGCGTCGACATACGGCCATTGAAGGTTTGAGCGAGCTTCGCCGTACCTTGGAAAGCGAAACCACCTTGTTTAGTAACGTCTTGAAGGGCTTGATTGAATATATCGGCCGAAATAGCCCCCTCTTCCATTTTTTGTTTGACTTGGCCGGCCGTGAGGCCCATTTTCTTACCAAGGATATTAAAGATAGGAATTTGGTTGTTAATCAATTGGAGGGCGTCTTGGCCCATAAGTTTACCGGTGGCGTTTACCTGTGAGAATACGAGGGATAGAGAGCCAAGGTCGGCCCCGGTAGCGGCGGAAATATCGCCGAGCATTTTAATATCATCATAAACTTTATCGGAGCTAATACCGAAGCCGAGGAGCGTTTGGCCGGCCTTCGCAATTTGAGGAAACTCGAACGGCGTATTATTGGCATACGTCGCTAATTGGCCGAATAGCTTATTGGCTACTTGGGTATTCCCGGTAAGGACTTGCATACTTTGGGACGTCTGTTGTAGGTCGGCGGCCGAATGAACAAACATAGCCCCAAAGCCAATAGCCGCTACCCCGGCGGTAACGGCTACAGTTTTGAGCGTATCGACAATACCGCCAAGCTTACCCTTGAAGTCTTCCATAGCGGCCCCACCGTCTTTAGACGCTTGGTTTACGGCCTCTCCGGTCTTCTTGGCCTCATTTTGAATGGTCTTCAAAGTGGCCGAAGCGTCGTCTTGGGCTTTGACGATAATCTTTAACGCTTGTTGTTGGTCCATACCTTGATAATATCCTTCCGGTGTTGCCGCTCTTGTGTTTTATCTACTATTATAATAGTCGAAAGAGCGTCTAAAAGATATTCCGGTTGTGTTTCGAGTTGGTCCATAGTCCACCCCGTAGCTTCGATTATCAAGGCGTCGTAAATCTCTTTGGGAATTTCTCGGGACTTACCGTCAACTAAGCGTTGGTATTCGGAAGTCCACCGTCTTTTTTTTCCTTGGCGGCCTTTTCGTCTTTGTCCCCGGTGAGTTCATCGAGCTTACTCTTAATTTCGTCGGCTTCATCATCTGGAAGCTCTAGGAAACGCTCAACGACGTTATCGGTACTTTCGTCCAACGATAGCACTCCGACACGAATTGTTTCGTCTTCGGCTTGGTCGGTAGCGGCCATATTAACCGAAGCTTTAACGTCATTTTTGCCGTCTACGGCAATCTCTTTATCGCCAAAAAGGGCGTTCTTAATGCCTCGGCGTTCCCTACGAGTAAAGAACGTTACGAGCTCGGCGGTGTGTTGGCCGCTCTTAGTTTTGAATTTAACTGTTTCACGATTTGCCATTGTTAGGTCTCCTTTTTTTAATGGTATCTTGATTATACCAAAAGCAGTTTAGGAGAACTAGTAGCTAGTGTTGAGGTTGCGAACTGTAGCAGTCAATACCGTACCGGTGGCAACGTTTAGAAGGCCGGTAAAGTTGATAGTCTGTTGAACGAGGTCGTCGGCCGAGTAATCAGGGTCCCAATCGGTAATCTTGATATAAGGCACATCGATTGTAACGGTCGGGTTCTTTGAAGTACCAATAGTAACGTCGGTGTTAGTAACGGCCAAGCGGAGAGCGAGCTTCGTTTGGTTGTCTCGGTAGTCGCCGAAACTGCTCAAATAGTAGTAAAGGTGAATTTCACCGGATACTTCGAGGACTGTATTTCGTGGGTCTACGTCGTCGCTACCAATAGTAGGACGGTCAACCGGGTTTTTGCTAATGGTAATATGAGCTTCGGTAACGTCGGCAACTACAGGAGCGGCCGTCATATCAGCACCGAGAGCGGCAATTTTTACGGAAGCGTGTTTAGGAATAAACTCGTTTTCGTCGGTATACGCCGGAGTAAGTGAAGGAGCCGGAGTAACACCTTTACGGCTCAAGAACGAAGTAGAGACTTTAGCGTAGTCGTCCGTAACAATATCAATTGTCATTTCGTCCATAATTGCACCCGGGTAAAGCGTTTGCTTAATATCGCCTTCAACGGTGGCGAGGGTGTAGCTTTGGTGGCTGTTTGAGTTCAATAGGCTAAAAACGTGGTCGTAAACGGTCGTATCGCCGGAAACTTGAGTAGATACCGGAGCTTGGCCGAAAGCCAAAGTAAGGAGGTCTCCAACGTTCTTATCGAAGAGCTTAGACGTAAGGCCACCGGCTCCACGACGTCGGATAATATCAATTTGGTTGTTCTTTGCGATATGGTTAAAACCACTCTCGTTAGTAACAGTATCAACGCCCGGCTTAAAGTCGAAGTCGAGTTTACCAATCCATTTAATAGCACTCTGGACCGGAGTACCACGGACCGTTTCTTTTTGGAAGCCAAAGGCTACGTTTCGTCCTATAACATCACTCATTAGTTTGTCTCCTTATGCTTTTCGTCGTATAGTTTTTGGGCCCTTTTGCCGGCTTCGGTCGAGTTTCGAGCTTTAACGGAGAAAACATCGCCGCCGAGAGTAACCATATATGGAAGGAAATCGCTCGCTTCCTGTTGCTCTTGGCTATCATCGGTAGCAGGTGGGAGGTCGGTTTGAACTTCCGTATCGTTTACGGTTGGTAAGTTTGGTTCTTGTTCGTCTGATTTTGCTACCATTAT